ATAAAGAAAAGGCAAAGTGGGAACTATGCCCTAAATACAACATTGGCAATAAATAATTCAAATAAACGAAATTAACTGTGTACATCCTTATTCATTTGTGGTATAATAGCACTATAATGAAAAAAAAGGAGAGATTTATATGATGAAAGAAAAAGTAATACTTACTGACTGTGATGGAGTCTTAGTTGACTGGGTTCATGGTTTTACCAAATGGATGGATAGCTTAGGATATAAGCGAGCATCCCCTGATATTGTATCTTATGATATGGAAATAATGTTTGGTATAGATCGCGGAGAATGTAAAAAACTTGTAAAGCATTTTAATACTAGTGCTGACATGAGATTTCTTTCCCCACTGCGAGATTCAATTAAATATGTACGTAAACTACATGAAGAACATGGATATGTTTTCCGCTGTATTACAAGCTTAAGCCTTAATCCGGCCGCAGCTGAATTGCGAAAACAAAATTTAGAACTTCTATTCGGACCTACTGCGTTCGAGGAAATAGTATGTTTAGATACTGGTGCAGATAAAGACGACGCACTAGAACAATATAGAAGTAGCGGATGCTACTGGATAGAAGATAAACCAGAAAACGCTGATTTAGGTTTGCGCATTGGTTTAAACAGTTTGCTAATTGCACACGGATTTAATGCTGACTATAAGGGATTATGTCCACGTGTAAAAAACTGGAAAGAAATTTATAACATTATTACAGGATAAATCATGAGTGATATTAAAATCGTCCGTATATCTACTGGCGAAGAACTACTATGCACCGTTGACTCAAGTAACAAGGATCATTTGACTCTATCAGATGTTGCTATCTTGATTCCAACAGAAGCTAACTCTTTAGGTCTAGCGCCGTTTATGGCATATTCAGATGCTAAGGATGGAATGGAAATTCCACGAAGCTATGTTATGTTTATGGTAGATCCAGTAGAAACGCTTAAGAAGCAGTATCAAACAATGTTTTCGAAAATCATTACAAATGAATCGAAATTGATTATCTAAAATGTATAAATAACCTTGGAACGCAGAGTATCTGGTTCCTTTAAAATATCTTGCTTGCAAAAGGAGAAAATTATGACAGGCAAATTTAATACTACACTATTCCCTTCATCCGCTTTCGTTGGATTTGATCATCTACTAAAAGAACTGGATCATGTTACCAAACATGCCCACGATCACTATCCGCCCCATAATATTCTAAAGACTGGTGAATCCGACTACCTCATTGAATTAGCGGTAGCAGGTTTCAGTAAAGATGGTATTAACATCGAAATGCATGAAAGGACTCTCACTATCACAGGTGAGCATGTGAAAAAAGGTCGCGAATACGTTCACCGTGGTATTTCCACGAAGAAGTTCAAACGTACCTTTAGGCTGTCTGAACACGTGCAAGTGCACGGAGCTGACATCATCGATGGTATCTTAGCAATTGAATTGAAGGTTATCATTCCTGAAGATCAGCGTCCTCGTAAAATTAATATTGGAAAAAACGAGGAATCTACCAATGACACAACTAATACTAACACAAGCGAATTTCTTACAGAACGCAATTAGAGCTCTGTTTGAACTATTTAAAGATCTGAACACAGCACGCAAGGATACGTCAGAAGCAAGGAAAACTATTAAGGAGCTTAATAAGCTAACTGATAAAGATCTTGCAGATATCGGCCTATGTCGTGGAGACATCTGGAACGTTGCTCATAATAAGACTGACGATTTACGGAGACGTTTCTAATGACTGAAGCAGTAATGAAATATGCCTTTGCACCAGTGGGTGGACTCTTTAGTGGATTCAATAGCTTCTTCCTATCCGTAGGAAAAGCACGAGCTGCATCTGAGCTTTCTAGAATGGGTTACCATGAAGAAGCAAAGTATCTAATGCTGACTGATACGAAAGACTTGTAAGTCATAAAAAACAAAAAGTATAATGTGGGGGGCTTATATAGGTCCCCTCATTTTTTTAAACAAAAAGGAATAAAAAATGAAACATGTAATTTTAGCAGCTGCTGCGGCTGTAACTTTTGCAGGTGCTGCTGCAGCCGAAGGTTGGGAACGTCCAGCTGTAATCGGTAAAACTGAGTATAACGTAACAACTGAAGCATGGGCATATGATGCTGGTGTAGAAGTTGACATGTTAGGCGTAATGCTAACGCCTAAAGTAAAAGGTGCTTACTCAAGTGCTACAAACTTTGATTTTGTTGGATCAGAAATTAAAGCTGCCTATGGTGTAGCTGGTACAGCAACTGCATATGTTACAGTTACAGCTGATGACAATTGGAAATATAAAGACACAACTGTAGGTCTAAGCTTCCGTTTTTAACGCTGTAAGACTCCCTTGTATAAATAAAACATACGTACAAGGGAGTCAAACAATGTATGAATACAAATGCACAATCGTGCGAGTGATCGATGGGGATACAGTTGATGTGGACATCGATTTAGGATTCGGTATTATCATGGCAGATGAGCGAGTTCGAATCATGGGTATTGATACACCCGAATCACGTACAAGTGATAAAGTAGAAAAGCTATTTGGTAAAGCTGCAAAGGCTAGATTACAAGAGCTACTTGGAGAAACAAGTATTCTACGCACACAAATCAATAAAAATGGTGAAGACATGAAGGGCAAGTTCGGCCGGGTACTTGGTGACTTTGTTGCTAAAGACGGAAGAATGGTCACTGAAGTTATGACAGAAGAAGGTCACTGCGTACCTTATACTGGAGGATCTAAAGAAGAGACACATGCTGCACACCTTGCTAATAGAGTAAGATTATTAGGTGAAGGTATTGTGACTCAAGAACAAATAGATAAAGTGAAATAAATAATGAAAACAAAATTATGGAAAAAGGTAAGTAAAATGGATTTAGGTAACCCTGTTATTACTGCGCTTGTTGGCTTAGTTATATTTTATGTCGGACTCAAAACATTCTCAGGTGGAATGAAATCAATGGGTAATATGGAGCATCTTAATTGGTTTTTAGGTAATCCAATTTATATGTTCTTCGGCGGTATTATTATGACACTTCTATGGCAATCATCGTCACTATCTACTACAGCGATTATTGCCCTAGTAGCGGCAGGTGCACTTCCACTGCCAGCAGCAATCGCTTGTGTATTAGGTGCAAACATTGGCACAACAGGAACTATTTGGATTGCAGGATTGCTTGTATCTGATGGTATGCCAAAGGGAGATACCCTACGAATTGCCATTGCACATACTGGTATGAATCTGCTTATGGCATTAGCATTGCTACCATTTGTAGGTCGCATCGGTCAATTTTTATTAAAAATAACATAAAATAATTGTGTACATTACGCTTCTTTTGTAGTATAATGTATAAATAAGACGTAAACGTTGAAGCAACGTGAACACATACTGGACCGCGGGGCAGTACCGCGCAGCTCCACCACAAGTACATAATGTGTATTTTTGATGGGGCTGAACTAGGATCGACAGGTGTTGTAGTGAAGTGGAGTTTACCGGATGATCGCGCATAGATCAAACATAATAATTGCAAATGACAATTATAAACCATCTGGATTAGCACTAGCTGCATAATCGCGGGGAGCTGGCCACTTGCTTAGCAACAGGAAAGTGGCACTAATTTACTATGTACATATCACTAAATATGTGGTATAATTGACCTATTACATTATGGAGATCCAATTTGGAATTTTACACAAACGTTGCACGTTATGGCAACAGTCTATTATATCGTGGCTACAAAAACGGCCATAGATTTGAAGATCGGATTAGGTTTGGTCCAACCCTCTATCAAAAAGATATCAACGGAACTGCGTATGCCCTAGACGGCACACGTGTATCTCCTAAACTATTTGACAAGATGAGTCAGGTTAAAGAATACGAACAACAGTATGGCGGAATTAACGCCAAAGAATTGTATGGCAACAAGAACTATGTTGTCCAATATCTTCAAGAGAAGTTTCCTGATAATATAGAATTCGATCGTGATAGGATCAATGTGTCTACTATCGATATCGAAGTTGCATCTGACGATGGGTTTCCAGAGCCAGAGTTTGCAGAGTATCCGGTTATCTCTATTACAATCAAAAACAATATCGATGACATCTATTATATTTGGGGTCTTCATGATTATGATGTAAGTAAGTCTATCATGAAAGACTTCCCAGTCATGTATGAGAAGTGTGAATCAGAAACAGAGCTGCTTCTAAAGTTTCTCAACCATTGGGGATCAGCAGTAAATTCGCCTGATGTTATCACTGGTTGGAATACTCGCTTCTTCGATATGCCGTATCTTATTAACAGAACCGGTAAGCTTCTTGGTCCTGACGTCGCAAAAAGATATTCTCCATGGGGCTTAATCAATCCACGTACTATCAAACAAATGGGTCGTGAGTTACAGTCATATGAAATCACTGGTATCTCTCAACTTGATTATTTAGAATTGTTTAAAAAGTTTGGCTATTCATATGGTGCACAAGAATCATATAAGCTTGACCATATTGCGCATACTGTACTTGGTGAACGTAAGCTTTCGTATGATGAGTTTACTGGCTTGCACACACTATACAAACATGATTTCCAAAAGTTCATCGACTATAATATTAAAGATGTTGAGCTTGTTGACCGGCTCGAAGATAAGATGGGTTTGATTACTCTTGCGTTGACTATGGCATATCGAGGCGGTGTTAACTATTCAGATACGCTTGGTACTACTGCCATATGGGATTCTATTCTTTATAGAGATCTATCTAATCGTGGTATCATTGTTCCAGCGAATGGTGAGAAGTTTAAATCAGAATATCCAGGTGGTTATGTTAAACCTCCTCAGGTCGGCATGCATGACTGGGTTGTATCT